CCCTTGTAACATCTTTGCATACAATTGAGCTTCGTTCTGATCGTTTACCAAGCTGTCAGGATCGATATCCTGCGCTATAGCAAGTTCGCGCATGAGATTGGGTATTTTAATAAACGGAGCCAACATGGGGTTAGCTACAGTTTGTAGCAGTGAGGTAAGACGCTGTGTGCGTACTTCCTTCTGCATAACGGCTGCAACGCCGCGTGGTTTGATTTCTAAATCACCTTTGATCTCTTCTACCCGTTCGTTGAATTGCATGTTCCACTGGAAATATGCTTCACCAATAGGCTTCAATAGGTGATCATCTATATTCTTTATCACAGTCTTCATGGACAATCCGGCTGATCCCATTAGCATCGACAGCCCTGCTGCTGTGCGTCCGGTGCCTGTCACGCCTGTCTGACCGTGCATGATAGACGGTATGCCCGTCTCTTCGTCTGCAAGTTGCCGACTGATCTGATACATCTGTATGTTTTCGCCAGCCGTGTTGGGGAACTTCAGGCCATTGATTGCGGTGCCTGTTACCCCAGACTGACGACGGAAGATCTTGCCGGGAAATATGTCCATGTTCTGACCGGGGACCAAGCTGGCCTCATCCACATCAAATACAAGGTTACCTGCAAGAGCAAGATTGTCTATTGCCATACGAACGTGACCGTTCATCAGCATCTGTGCATCTTCCATGTTCTCTGCAACACCAACACCCCAGATCTGATATGGGTTGATCTCAAACGGAAACGCCTGATAGGGTATACGTGCAGGAGTAAACGGATTCAAGACGCAGCGCAAAACTACAGGTCCACAAACCCAGACATTGACCTGCACTTGATCAAACTCTGACATTTCGTTTGCACCTTCTAAACCAACTTCGTTGGCAAGGGCAGAGTCAAGAACACCCCAGTATTCCAAGACCTCATATCGATTATCTTGGTAGTGTGCCTCTGTTTCGTCTTCACGAATAGTATCTTCGTAATATTTGTCCTGATAGTTTGGTCCTTTGGCTAAACACTCTGCAATGGCTTCTGCATCAAAGTGTGGTCGCATGACCAGTGACCGAAGCTGCTGACGATTGAATCTGTGACGTTGAATTACGTATTCACAGTCTTCAAGTGTGGTTGCAGATGGGTCTGGATGAAAGTCCCAGAGTGGTACATGTTCGATACGAGGCACAGTTTTTTCATATGGCTCGTATACTCTGTTGCCATCTTCATCCATTTTCCAGTTGTGCACACGCTTGTAAAAGTTGAACGGCCCTTTGATTACACCAGTTCCCAACAGGGATGCTTCAAAGATTGCTTTGCGAAGCACATTTACTGCGTTGGTGTCAAGAAGCTGGTCGTGAATACACCGTTCCATAAGACGTGCCATTTCACTGGCAGGTTCAACCTGTGGCTCTCCGACCTTTGCTTTACCCGGTACAAGTTGTTCACCAAACTCTTTACCATAGGTTCCAAGTTTATGTCCGGCAGACATAGCACCCGGCTCTAATTGTCGTCCGTCACCTTCAAATCCATACGGATCTTCTTCTGGTTGTAAATCATCTACAGGTGTTCGCATGTGTGCAAACTTTTCGATACCCTCTGGCATTGGTGTTGATTCCACAACCAGCGGGAACTTCTTGTTTGCAAATAGGATGTCAACGATTTGTCCGTATGCCGCAAGAACTTTTGTTTTGGTGATCTTAATGAACACCTTTGATCGTTCGGAATCACGATACTGTGTTGTGGAGTCATAGATACCGCGAAAGTTTTTGTACGCCTGAATCCAACGCTGCTCATACGAAAAGCGTCCGTGTTCTGCGTCGTCAAACTTAGCACGAATGTATCCTGCAAGTCCCGGCATCTGCTCTTCAGGAGAGATTACGGGGATTGCTGTATCGTCATCCGGCTCAAGAAAATCATCAGCCATCTGTTTTTCCTTTAGCTGAAGTAGTTTCTGTCTTCAGCCATCTTATTGAATGAAGCTTCTACCGTAGGCTTTGTTTGCTTTTTTGGCATATCTTCAGTGATTGGACCAGTCTTTACACGAGTTTGGAACTCAAGACCTTCACGGTAAAGCTGGTTTACACCTGCTTGATCATCGACGGACTCTTTGTCAGAGTTCATAATGTAAGCGGCACCTTTGTTATAGTCTGGCATAGGATCTCTCCCCTATGTTATGGTTTCATATTTAGGAAGCTTTCACTTCCCTGTGGTTCTGGCATTGACATACGAAGGCCAGATTCTGTGTCGAGTTTTTCTGTTTCCTCGCGCTTTTCGTACATTTCACGGGCGGTCATGGGTAACGGACTAAGAAGTGATTCAGCAACCTCAAGACCTGCGACAGCAGCCTCTTTGGGTGTGGAGCGTGGTAAGTCTTCAAAACCAACTTCGTCCTCTGTCGGCATGGCTGTCGCCCGTTTAGATCCTAGTGTAGAAGCAGCACCCACTGCACCTAATATCGTGGCAGGGCCAGCAATTGGGGCGATTGCTTTTACTCCCTTACCTAACAAACCAAGTCGTCTAAATATTTCTTTACCTTTTTCAGATATACCCACCGATAAATCTGTTTCACCACGCATCTTGGCTACTTCATCAGCTTGTATCTGTCTTTTTGTTTCCTTTGCCCGTGCCTCTGCGCGAATAAGTTTTTCATTTACCTGTGCAACAGCTTCAATTTCTGCAGGTGTAATAGAAGCTGTTGTCTTGATAGCTTTTGCTTCTTGTTCAGCTATGGTTGCAGATGCCGTTGCTTGACGAGCCTTTTGTTCTGCTTGAAGAGTTGCCTTTTGCTCTTCAATCAACGCGGCCTTATCTTCAGCGGACAGCAGATCTAGGTTTATGTTCTTTTCTGTAGTGCCAAAGTCCCCGATTGCAAAGCTGGACGGGTTTTCAAGAAGCTTTGGTATATCCGTTGATGGTGCTAAACCTGCGTAATTTTTACGAAGAATACTATCGTTGACATGTCCCATCATTCCCTGTACAAGTCCCTCTGGAACGTTGTACTGATCTAGCATAATCTTTGGAACGATAGATCGAACAGCAGAAGGGCTAGTAACTGGCTTTTGAGAAAGTTGTATTCCATCTGGCCCTTCGACTTTTACCTCTGCAAGAGGCAGTACGTCGGAGAAGGGTTCAAGGCGAGGAGTTATATGCTTGGTAAACGCATCATTAAATTTAGCGTCGGTAGTATCAAATAAAAATTCAGACTTGGATGAATCTAAGTTTCTTTTAAGAAGTTGTCCCGTAGCAGAGTCTAAATCAAAACTAAGAGGCGGACGACCTTTTTTGTCGTTTTTTGTTACCTTTTTACCTGCAACTGTAATTGTATTTCCTGATACAGTTACATCAGACTTTTTTAATTTTTGTAGCTGGGATGGTCTGTTTGATGTTGTTGCGTGATAACGTATCAAGTCAGCAGTAGCCTGACCGTATTCGCTTTCGATCATAGGAACCGCTTCAGCGTAAATCTTTGTGAAGTCTTCCATTGGAAGAAGACCACGCATAGGACGCTCACCTGCCATACCTGTGCGCTGCGTTCCGATTGCAGTTCCTGCTCCCGTAAGCTTGGGATACATTGCTTTTTCAATATCGCTGCCCGGAACCTTTTCTTTAATACCGGATATCCCGTACTTATTAAATATTGTTTCTAGATGAATTTCTAGGGCTTGAAGGTTAGGGGCACGGTTTGCTTTATCAGGACTACCTGCTTTAGTAAACAGAGGGGCTACATCATCATTCTTCAGGTCTTTGTAGGGCATGGTAATATCCAAACCCATCTTTTTAAATCCTGAGACAAGGGCACCGATTCTTCCCCTTTTATCTTTACTGAGGGTTGGGCTTGACTTGGCAAAGTCAATAGCCTCTTCAACTGTGGCTGTGCCAGCCTTCAGCTTTTCAACAAATTCTATTTCGGTTAGTGCTTTAACTTTTGGATCGTTTGCTGGGGGTTCAATTAAACTACCTTTAGCTTGCAAATCCATAGTTGTGCCTATTTCTTTATCTACTCTATCAAAATCTTTCTTATCTATTGTGCCGGGGTATTTTTCTTCTATAAGCTGTGATAATGTAAAAGCGTTATTTTCTGTATCTGCAAGAGGAGACATATCTTTAATAAGTTCTCGCATCTGTGCAAATGTAAACTTGCTTGGTATTTTACGTCCACCAAATATTTCAATCAAACGATTTTGATCCGGGCCTACATTTCTGTATCCCCGCATGTTTTTTAATTCTTCTCCAATTAAGTCAACCATCCTAGAAATTTGACTTCGTTTTTCTGGGAATTTTATCGGTTCATCTGCCATCGATTAGTATCCGAATACTTCATCTTGAACCTTGTAGACGTGGTTCTTGATTGCGCCTAGTTGTTGGTGTATTGCAGCGTATCCACTCATGCGTGTCATTACCATATATCGTAATGCATCATATGCATGGTCTTCCGCTTTTGTGTCCACATCTTCGCTGTTGGTTTTGGAGAGAGGTATTCCCGCAAGTTGTTTAATGATATGCTGGCAGGAAGAAAATATACGAAGACGTGGTTCATTGCTGTACGGATCATCCCCTAAACGACGGTGCACTTCCATCTTACCTTGAATACGGTTACGGTCAGACGGTGTCCATCTAACACCTGATCGCATCATGGTTTCTGCTATGGACGGGCCCATGCCCGTCTTATTCCAACAGGAAGAATCCAATACAGTATAATGAGGTAGCGGGTCAAGTTGTTCCGCTTCTAGTATTTTAGCGGCTAAGTCTTCCGCTGTCAAGTGTTTTGCATAAAGCTCACGATAAACCCAGATATTATTATCCCAGTCAATAGCCCCCCACAAAACGCACGACGGACTTGCATAGCCGTAGTCTGCGGCACGTATGCGGGGCCAGTTGGTGGGAAGATCAAAATGTTCGACCACATGACGCTCTCGTGAAAACTCTGGGAAGGCTGCTCCCTCTGCCACATCCCAATCCCCTTCAAGAAGTCTCTTCCGCTCAACTTCTGGGAGCGAACGCAACATGGCCTCGTATTGCCCGTCAGCCATGAGGTGGGGATTATCAGTCAACCGTGCAGGAACAAACTTGCGGTAGAACAACGGCTGACCTGCCTTATCGTGACCTTGAGGCCATACAAAAGGCTTCATCGTATCTATATCGTATGCAGGAAAAGGAACGTTGTCTTTTTGCACATCGATGTACATTTTCTTGACCCACCAGCCGCCTACACCACCGGGGTTAGCTGTACAACGCATATATAGATTCTTTTGTAGTTCGGGATCGGTACTACGCAATCGTGAACGAAGGTAGTCCCAGACATAAGGAGTTGGGTATTGTGTAATTTCATCGATACCTATCCAGTTAAAAGCCTGCCCCTGAAAACGGGTAACATCTTTATCTCTGTCTAAGTAAGTAAACCACATGGTGGCACCTGACGGAAACACCCATGTGGATTTTGATTCACGAAACTTTGCACCGGGAAATGCTTTGGGATACAGTTGTCGTGACTTGTCTATAAGTTCTGTCAGTTCATCAAGTGTACGTCTTAGAAGAAGACCCCTATGATTGGGATTATGACAATAGCGTAGGGGATCAGCAAGTAAAGCAAATGATTTGCCGCCGCCAGCCGCTCCCCCATATAGAACGTCTTGTTCACCTGCTGAAAGAAACTCTTCTTGAGGACCGGGATTAGCTTGGAAAACAACTTCAGAATCACCCACAAGGTCGGAAACGGACGGGGGTAGAAGGGAGAGATCTCCCACATCAATGACATTTGTTCCCTCTTCTGATACTCCCTTTTCGACTCTTCCAATCGTTTTTTCCAGCTTTCGGGCATAGGTTCTTTGTGCTTCTGCTTTTCTTGTAGCTTGTGTAGCTTTTTTCTTTGCTGCCCTCAAACGCTTCTGTGCCCCGCGACGGGCACGTTCAGCGGTGGACAGTTGGTAGTTTCGTTTTGGTGCAGCTTCAGACAAGACTACTGTGTCTCTTGACTCTTCTGCGCTGGACGAGGTTGGTTCTTTATATCCTTCATGGTGTAACCTAGCTTCTTTAGCTCATTAGTTACATACTCCCCAGCGTCAATATCATCCATATCTTCGGCGCGACCCATAAGAATGCGACGGGCATCGTTCAAGGGGATTAAGCTGCCATCTTCTTTTTTGAAGACTGAATCGGGGTTGAATACTCGTTTGAAAAATTCCATAGCTTCTATGCCTTATAGTTTGCTTTGCGTCCGCGATAAGCTTTGCCGCCATATCTCATAGCTTTTCTTTTTGGTTTCACTGTACCACCGTATGCTATTTCTTGTTTTTTTGATGGGATGAGTTCGTTTTTCAACTCTACGTATGACATATCAGGATTCCTGTCTATGAAACTTAAAATGCCCATTGCGTCGTCTGGAGATAA